CTATGGCTACAGCTACACCAAGACGGTGCGGCTGATGCCGGGCAAGGCGACCCTGGTGATAGAGGATCGGCTGAAGAACACCGGTAAAAAACCTATCGATACGACCGTCTACAATCACCACTTTATGACTCTAAGCCCCGGCAATGATGCGCTGGAATTGCAGGCACCCTTCAGCCTTTCCCATGCCCGTCCCATGCCGACCGATGTGGTGAAGTTCGACGGCGCGCGCATGACCTATCTTCGTGGCCTGACCGGCCAGGAACAGGTGGCCAGCGACCTGACCGGATTCACCAACGCTGTCAGTGACAATGATTTCAAGGTCACCAACACCAAGACCGGCTATGGCGTGCGGTTGCGCGCCGACATGCCGGTGACGCGCCTGCTGTGGTGGTCGGTGCCCTCGACAATGGGGATCGAGCCTTACATGGAGGTGAAGCTGAAGCCCGGCGAAGAAAAGCGCTGGACCCATACGTTGGACTATTACGGTCCTGGCGATTCCAAGTAACCGGCGACGCCAGGTCACACATGAAGTGGATTGCGGGTTTTGTGGGCGCGGCCGTGGCAACGGTCGCCCCGATCCAACCGCCGAATGCCCAGCCGGTGCAACCGCCGCCCGCGACGAGCGCTCCGGTGAGCGCATTGCTGGCAAGCGCGCCATCGATCACCATCTCCAACGGCGGCATCACCGCAAAAATTGCGAGGATTGACGCGGCGCGGGGCTTCTATAACGGCACACGCTTTGACCAGGCAGGTGTGATCACCAGCCTGACCTTGAATGGCAGAGAGTTTTACGGCCCCTGGTTCGAGCGCACCGCGCCTGACGTTTTGGATTACACCTATGTCGGCGACACGATCGTGGCGGGTCCCGACAGCGCCATTAGCGGACCGGTCGAGGAATTCGCTCCGCTGGATTTCGAGGCCAGGCCCGGCCTGTTCGTGAAGATCGGGATCGGCCTGCTCTATCAGCCCGATGCCCAGCCGTATGACCACTATCGCCACTATCGTATTCTGGATGCCGGCGAACGAACGACGCGCACCACCAAGACCGGCGTCACATTCACTCAGTCGCTGTCGAATGGCGGCACCAGCTACATCTATGAAAAAACTCTCAATCTGGTGCCGGGCAAGCCGCAACTCGTCATCACCCATCATCTGAAGAACACCGGCACAAAGGCGATCAATACGACCGTTTACGATCACAACTTCCTTAAGCTGGCGCCCGGCAATGGCGGCGTGAGAGTGACGTTCCCTTTTGTTCTGACAGCGGCCAATCCGCCCGCCGCCGACCTGATCCGCCTCCAGGGCAACGCTCTCACCTTTCTGCGGCCGATGGCCGACAAGGAACGCATCTCCTTCCCCGTCACCGGTTTCGGTAAAACCGCCGCCGATTATGATTTCCGGATCGAAGATGCTGCCGGAGCCGGCGTGCACGTCCGGGGCGATCACCCCGTGACACGGCTGAATGTCTTTTCCATCGATCGCGTCCAGTCTGTCGAACCCTATATCGCCATTGATCTTGCGCCCGGTGCCGACGAGCGCTGGACATATACGTACACCTATGCGGCCGGGAAAAAATAAGACCGGCGGTCCGCTGTTCGCGGACCGCCGGTCTGGCCTATCAGAACTGTCGCTCAGGACGGATTTTCCGCCTCAGAAAATCTTGGGATCAAATCCATGCGCGATGCACACCCGAGTCGCCATGCGCCGGAAGCGCGGGCCATGCAGCTCCCGGTCGCCCGTCAAATGCTGACGCAGATGGATCATCTCGTGAGCCAGACTGGCCAAAAGCGTGGCGGCGTGTCCGTTGTGACTCTCATTGACCCGTATAAAAGGCAAGCCCGCTTCCACACCAAAATCCGCCGACGAGCTGGCCCGGCGCATAACATGAAACCCCACCTCGTCGGAGTGTGGCAGCCTCCAGCGCCGGAACGGTTCAGTGGTGCGCAGAAATTCATAACCCGCCGCCAGCATGTCCGGCGTCAGTCGAAGGGTCATGTCATGTCCTTCAGGATTGAAAACAGAAAGGCCCCGGCCGCCCGCTCGCGCGGGTCAAGCCGGGGCCACTGTGCGCTCAAGCTGACCGGAGGGGGCGGCCGGCGAGCGCGACGCGATTTATGGAGAATTTATCGGCAGACGCCGTAGGTCTTTTGTGAGGGAGACACACGGCGCAACTCCTTGTTCACTCCCTGCCAACTGATGTCCACCCCGCGCCCAGCTGAATGCAGGCTATGACGGGCCGGCATAATGGCAGTCGGCAGTGGAACAGAAAGATCAACGGCATCAACGATGCGAGACATCAGCTTTCTCGCTTTCGCGGGCATGAACAGGCTGCTGCGCGACCGGCTAAGAAGATCAGCAGATCATTCCAAGAACCGACTTCCCAGATCGCAGATCAAAACCCAAACCGCAATTCACTTCACCGGTCGCGCGAACGCGAGAACAGACCAAATTGCCTTTCTCTCGAACTTCGATCGCTTCGCTGCAAGATTCTCCCCGAGATTCGTTGCCCAACCGACGATATAGCTGCGCCGCAAAAGAACCGGACATCCATATGTTAACCTTGGTGTCCTTCTTGGTCGGCGGGCCGGTATCGCCCAGGCTAAGACTGTAAAAAGTATATTCGCCTGAAAACTTGCCATGTGCCTTGTCATCCGGAGCAGCAAAACCCGGCCAAGAGCCGAACGCCAAAACCATGACGATCGCAAACAGCGTCCATCCGCTTATGGGTCTGATCATCGTTTTCTCATCGCTTAATCTGAACGTGGAAATGATTATCATGTCCTTTTGACGGCTGTACACCACCGATCATGGGGTCGTTGAAATAGATCTTGTCAACTTGGCCGGTGGCGTGAAAGGCGTCGATCAGCCGTTGGGTAGCGGCACGATCATACTGCTGGTCCCGGTAGGTGACCGGCAATTGGGCGCTATCGGTCCGTGCCGGCCGTACATCGACTCCCAAGCCATCTTGGTGCCAGCGATGAGGCGGAAATCTTCCTCCGGTCGGAAGGCTGATGTTGCCAATACCCAATGGGGTATAGGAATCGCCGGTTGCCAATCGGTCGGCAACCGCGTTGATCACTTCCATAGTCCTCGGCCGGCCCCACTGGCCGCGCGCAGCAGTACCAATACGCTCGGTGTCGTCCGTGCCATAGACGTAGTAACCCGATCCGTGTTCACCCGCTTCTATTGCGTCTAACCGGGGAAGCTGCGTCCAATCTTGGTTAAGGGCCGGCCCTGCGGGTGCCGGGCGAGCAGCCGCGCTGGCATCTGAAACCGTCCACGGCGTTCTGCCGACGTCCGCCGGATGTGAATCAAGCACCAAAGGCCCATCGCCAAATCCTTGCCGACCCATCTCACGCAAACCGCCTAGGATCAGCCCATCCGGATGCAGGTTGCTCAGGTCAGGACTGATGTCCTGCCGCCAATCGTCAGGGGTTAAATTTCCCATTTTCGTTCCTCAGTGCTCCCGGCTTAGGATTAAATAGATCAACGACCCGCACACACTCATCAGAACGGTGATCAGGGTGATCGCTGCCACCCAAAAGCGCAGGAACAGCCCCTTCACGTCCTGCTTCAGCTCGCCCAACCCCTGAATGATATGCCCCTGCCGCTCGGCGCAAACCTGCTCATGGGCAGCCAGGGACAGTAGCGCCCGGTTGGCAGCATCCCGCGCCATCTGATCGGTCTCGGTCATCATTTCACCGCCCCTTGCTGTCTGACCCAGTCCTGCAGCGCCCTCAATTGGTCCGCGACCTGGTCGTACTGCCCGTCATTGCGGGTTTCGGTTTCACCGACGGCAGAGAGTGCAATGCCGGAGGGGGCATCATCAGGGCAGCCGGCGGGGTCGGGAATGGGGCCGCGCGTGGCAGCGTTGAACACCCGCACAAAGCCGCAAGGCACGGGATAATCATGATCCATCTCTGGCGTGACATGCCGGGGTATCTCCTCCAACCGCTTTTCGGTGGCACCGCTGTCTCTCAGCCGCGCCTTTTCGAAATTCATCTCCACGTCGAAGGTGATCCGGCCGCGGCGCTCCACGATCTGGACGCTATGGCGGGCGGCCTGAGCGGCATTCGCCCGCTCACGCCACGACATCACCCGCCAGCTTGCCGTGGCGCCCAGGCAGAGGCACAACACGCCAAGGGCAACGTAACCTTTCCAGCCGGCCAGCAGCGACAAAAGCCGGCTCATAGGCGCTTCTGCTCCACCAGCCGCCCCACGACCGCCGCGAACAGCAGCGCGACCGCCAGCACGTGCGTCAGCCAATCGGGAAGCCAGGCGCGAACGGTTTCAGGAAAGGCCAGCACCGAAAGCTGAACCGCCCCCGCAGCCGCCACGAACTGCACCGAAAACCACTTCCAGGCGGATTTCCAGTTGGCCACCAGCTTCATGCCGCACTCCATAGCGATGCTTCGGCGGCCCGGCGCTTCACCAGCCCCGGCAACGCCCTGCCATTGTCGAAGATCCAGGATTTGAGACAGGCCGGTACCAATCCGTACCCACCCTCGTTCAACTTTCGCAACATGGTGCTTTTGGTGAACGCCCCTTCACCCGCGTTGAAGACAAAGCTCACCAGGGCCGAAAACTGATTATCTGTCAGCGGCACCTTGACCAGCGCCGACACCGCCCGCTCTGCTTCCATCAGGTCGGCTTCCAAAAACTGTTCGGCCCGCTCGGTGCTGATACTGTCTCCGGGCGCTACGCCCCGCGTATGGCCATATCCAATGGTCCAGACACCGGACGTATCCCGGTAGGCTTCCAGCCTCAGCCCCTCATAGGCCCGCACAAGCGCCAGCCCCGCGGCATTGATGATCCGCGTCATGACGCCTCGCAACATTGGAAATCAAAGCAATCCGGGGCTAGGGAGAGCCTGTCTTCAATCCGCTGGCCTTTCAGAGCGTGAACGGATTGATGAAATGCGAAGCGGTGTTGAGAACATCCAGAACGCCAGGCGATGAGGAATTTTTTGTGCTCTGTGTCTGCTGTATCGGGATCATCCCCACCGCCTGATTGCGCAACTGCTGTTGCTGATAAGGATAGCTCAATTGCCGCATGAACTCTTCATAGGCGGCATTGTCCTGCGCTTGCTGCAACGCCTGTTGCTGCGCTCCAACAAAGGAAGACAACTGCCCTTGCTGGCTAAGTTGGTTGAAATAATCCTTGCCCAACCCCGCATACTGGCCGGCCGCATTCATGCGCAAGCCAGCCCCCGCCAGGTCATTGGCCGCATTGGCCGCGCCCGCGTTATAGGTCCCTGTTGCGTTGAACTGGTCCGCCGCCATGCGATTTGCGATATCGGACAGTGCCGCCTGTTGCGCATTCTGATAACCGGCTTGCCGCAACCCGGAGGTGGTGGAAGCAACATTGCGCAGATAGTCGTTGGTGGTGTTGGCATCGAGCACCGCCTGACGCGTGCCGCCAAAGGCATGCGCCGCCGTGGCGGCGGCATTGTCAGCCACGCCTTGCACCTGGCGTGCGTGCTGCAGATCTCCTAATGCGGCATTCACCACGTCGTCGGTATAAGGGTTGAGATAAGGCGTGAGATCGGTGCCGGAAAGTTGACCGGCTGTCACTGTCGGTGGAGCCGCAATGGTTGGGGCACGGTAGTTCAGCAGCGAACCAACGGAGTCCTGTGCCCTCCCGATGGCGTTTGTCGCAGTTGGATCAGCCGCCGCTGCCAACAAGGCATTGAAGCCCGCTGACTGGTTGGCATTAAATCCCGCCACCCGCTCGCCGGTATAGGGCTGAAATGGCTGATCGGCGATTTGGCTGGCGGTGTTGTAATTCTGCTGATAGAGCGCCATCAGCGCCGGGTCGATTTTGTTGCTGCTTTCTGTATGCGAACTGCCACCCATTATTCCATATCCTTTGTCATGACGGTCCATAGATGCCGGTAGCCCAGGGCTTCGCCCACGGGCGCCCAGGCCGGCTTGATGCCGAAGGCGATGATCTTTTTGCAATCGCAGGCGCGCGCCCAGCGCTGGAGCGCAGGCTCCAACCCGCGGGTAAGCTCGCGCAGCGCCTTTCCCTTTGTTCCCCCGCCGGCGAAGATGTTCAACGCCCTGCAGTTCGGATAGGAAATGAACTCGGTCACCGCGGCGCAATACTGGCCCGGCCAGAAATGCATCTCGCCCGCGGCAATAGCCCGCTCCACATCTTCAATCCGATACAGGCCCGTCTGCTCTACCGCCTCCCGCACCCACTCCCGACAGCGCGCCCATTCGTCAAAGCTCACACCTAACCGCCTTAGCCGCACGGCCTGTTTGATAAAACGAGTTTTAAAATTTTTCTGCTGCTACTATGCGACTGCAAAACAAGGAACAATTGAATGGATACGGCAGCTTCTGGTATCACTAAAGCTGCATTGTGATTTCGATAGGACTTCGATTGCCAGATAAATCGCGTAGGAATTTTGATACCTTGCAATGTGGCCGCGGCCTTGCCGCGCTAGCGGTTGTGTGCTTTCACGCAAATCTAACACTGGGCCTTCCCAAGTACTTTGGAGAAGAGCCCTCTCATTTTTTTTCAAGCGGGTTTAGTGGGATCTATTATTTTTTTGTTCTAAGCGGCACAGTTATGTTACTTGCCCACTGGGACCAAATCGGTCTTGTTCATAATCCTGCTGGTTTTTATCTAAAGAGATTTAAGCGAATCTATCTACCGCTCTGGGGCGCATTGCTTTTTATAGTTCCAGCACTCGCTAATCGTATCTCCCCCTTCGACATCTTTCTCGCCTTTTCCGCGCTCCCTACAGTCCACGAAAATGTCTTGGCCGTCGAATGGACACTCAGACACGAAGTACTGTTCTATGTCGTATTCGGGATATTCCTTTGGCGCCCGATAGCTGGAGGCGTTATTTTGGCGGCATGGATAGCTAGCTCTCTATTAGGCGCTTTTTTTCCGATTTTATTTCCTTGGTCATTTCTTTTGTCGCCATTGCACTTTCTGTTTGCTGCGGGTATGGCGGGAGCAGTAGCCATAAGGCGTCGAATCGGGCCTCCAGTAACTACATCTTTTGTGGGGGTTAGCCTCTTTGCTTCCACGTGGGTAATACAGGCGGGAGGTGTTAGCCTGCCCGGCACCGCATGGCCTATTCTCTATGGTGTGGGTGCCGCGTTTCTTATCGTAGGACTCGCGCGGCTTGAAACGGTCCGCGCATTGCCAATACCTAGATTCCTTCGAGCACTTGGCGATGCCTCTTATTCGCTCTACCTTGTTCACTTCCCAATAGTATCGCTCTGCGCAAAGCTAGCAAAGTATCTGGTGCTGCGCCCTCAATACGCACTCCTCTTGATAATTTTTTCTGCCGTCGTTTTGGTTTCCATTGCTTCCGGCTTTATCTTTCATTTGCTGGTTGAAAGGCCGATGTTGCGGCTCCGCTATTCTATGGCATCCACGATCGTTAAGTAACTACCACGCCACCGTTCACAACGCTCAAACGAACCAAACCGCCTGTGGCGGCATCACGCAATAGGATTTGATCAAATACGGCTCCAGCCTTGATGTTGCGTCGATCCTCGCGTTCTAGGATACCGCGCATCTGAGCCTGGTCGGCGCCATCATACTGAGCCGGTGCTTTGGGAAGTTGCATCAACCCCTCGCCTCCCCTTGCGCGACTTCCAGCTTGGGGATGCCGAACCGCCAGTTGGCTGATGCCGCGCCTGTCACAGTCATTTCAACCTGGCCTCCAGCGAAGCGCAGATCGGTCTTTTGCGTCAGCGCGTATGGACCGAAAGTCGATCCGTCATCGTCGGCGTTGCGCCGGACAGTGAAAGAAACGGCGACATCCCCCACCGTCCCATCGTCCGGATAGAGCCCCAACACTTGCATGATGTTGTCGCCATTGCCCAATTCCAGCGGCCCAGCCGTGATAAAGGGCGCGACACCGCTATAATCCCAGCCCAGCTCATGATCATAAATCTTGCCGTCGTTGGCAATCAGGATGGGATACTGAAAAACCCCCTTGTCCACACCGCACGTCCGCGCCGGCCGGCCTATGTTCCAGTAATTGTCCTTGTACTGCCACACCACACAACGATCGATCTCGCTGGATGACGATGAGCAATAACGCCACTCGATCTCGAAATTGGCCGAATTGACCGTAGCCACGGTCTTGGATATCTGCAGCAGATTGATGTCTTGGCGGATATAGTCGAGCACCTCACAGGCGAGCGGCACAACGCTTCCCCCATTCCACAGCCAAAAATTCAAGGTGGGGCTCATCCACGCCGCTTCACCGGTTCCAAAGGAGGCGGCTGCCTGGCGGGAGATGACACCGCAGCTATCACCCACCTTGTCGAAGCCATAGACCAGCGTACCGCCGATATATTGCGCCGCATGAACGTCCAGATCGGTGAACAGCAGGGTCAGCCCCTTCACCCGGCGCCCGCACATCAACCGGCCAGTCGTCTGCAAGGGGAAACTTCCCGCCTGGTTGGTGCTGGAAGGAGCCCACGCGGTATTGTTCTCCTGGTCACACCAGCTCACGGTACGCGGGTCAGAAGTCCCCAGCGCAAATACGAATCTTTCCGCGGTCGCCACCACCGCCGAACAGCTTGGCGAATTCGCCACCTGCGCCGCCTTGACACCGGTATTCAGCTGCCATTGATACAGCTTGCGGTCGTCGGGGCTCACGCCAAGAAGGTATTCGCCCCAGCTATCAAGCGTCCATTGGGTGGCGTCCTGCACAAGAGAGGTATCCGGGCGCGGCGTGCCAAAGGTACTTGTTCCATAGGTCCCGGTGCCATACCCCCCAGCAGCAATGGCATCCGCACGTCCAGCAACGAGGCCGACGGGTGTGATATCGGAAAGCACGCCCGCGCGATCGCTTACAAACAGCTTGTTGTGCGTGCCAATTCCAAGCCAGGTCTTGGCATCATTGGCTTTCCACGCCAGCGCTGCCCGGGCGGCGCCCGCCACCACGCCAGAACCTTTCCGACGCCACCCGTTGACCGGACCGATAGCGGCGCCATACC